TTGTCAAGCTTGAAAGTTGTTACAACATCGCTAGCGCCTGATTTGTCTGTAAACTTGGCGTTGGCTATTATGCCGTCAAAGTAGTCAGGCCCGCCAATTCCGCTTGTGTTTTTACCAATAGCGTCTATATTAATAGTAGCGCTCCCAAATACAGCACTGGCATCAAAAGTCCCTAGGTTTGTGACAATGGTGGTAGTGCTATCTGTGCGAGTAATTTTTAAGTTATTAAATACTGTTCGTGAAAATGCAGATTCAAGATTCAAAGGCACTCCGTTAACAAGCACTGACATCTTCTCTAAATTGCTATCCTCTCTAGTTAAAAACTCAAAGTTGCTACCGCTAATAACACCCCCATAATTTGCAATAGACTCATAAGCATCAACTTCAACCTCAAAATCACCCGCAAATGTTATAGGCGCTGCCAGCTCATAATACGAATTAAGCACAGGGTCGAGCGTTACGAAGTATCGTGATATTATAGTAAAAGCATTTATTATTGTTGCGTCTATTGTATTATTTATTGCATTTTTTATTGTCTTAAACATTACCCACTTACTCCTGCTCTAGCTAACCAACTTAAAAACCCTATAACACCGCCTAACACTATCCAGAATAACTTATCAGCAAATTTAACAGTCCCTGAATTATTGGCAACAGCTTTACTTAATAGGTCTAGTTCAGCTCCTAGTGTATCGTTACGTTGTTCTATTCTGTCAACTCTCTTATTATTAGCGAGTAGTTGTTCTTCTACACGTACGACTGCTGAAACAACTTCTGTTAGCTTGTCTATTTTTGTTTCTATTCTATCGAACCTAGACTCATCCATAGGTTTTCCTTACTTGTTTTTTCAATTAACTAGCTCCTTTGAAAGACTTATTTATAAAGGACTCTCTAGAAAAGCCCTTAAAAATAATACTAACTAGGCAGGTAAAGCAATTACAAAACCTGCTTCTGGACGTAATACTTTAATACCGTATAACGTGTCAGCAGTGTAAAGGGTTGCTAAGAACTCTTGCTTATACTGAGTTTGTGAACGAACGCCCATTTGCTCTGCAAAGACAAAAGCATCTTTATGTAGTAACAAACCACCTTTAACACCTGTCTCTAAGATAGGACAGTTAGTAGAAACAAAGATGTCAATACCATATAAACTACCAATCTTACCAGTGTTAACTGAACGACCATCTACAAAGTCTGATGAGTTGTAACGCTCAATACCACGTATCTCATTAACAGCAGAAGGAGGTATAACTAAACAACGGTTATCCATAGGTACGTCTGAGTCATCAAGCTTCTGGATAAGGTCACGGAAACCTTTATCGTTAAAACCACCTACATCAGAAGCACCATCAGCATCATAAGCTTCTGAAGCACCTGTACTGGTATTAAACTGGTAAGAACCAGAATGTACCCAAGAAGAACCATCACCATCGCCTAAAGATTTACCAAGGCCAAACAAGGCTGTATCAACCTGCTTACCTAAAGCATAACCTGCATCGTCTGTGTAGAACTTACGTAAAGAATCCATTGCTTGTACTTCTACAATATCTTCGATTAAACGTGAGTATTCGAAATGCTGATTCACAACAATTAATACTTCATCGTTTACTGTTTGCTGAATAGTAACTGTATCAGCAGCTGTCTTAGCTGAAGCAGCACCACGAGTAGGTTTAGGGATATGTAAAGTATCACCCTTCTTACCTTTCATAGGCATCTTGTTAGCTAGGTTCGCTAGAACTAAACTATTCTTATAAGCTGCAACAACTTCGTCACTCCATAGCTCTGGAATAAACTTACTGCCTGCATTTGCTTTAGTTACTGTATTACTTGTGCTTGGCGTTAAATTTGCCATAATATAAATTTCCTTAAATAATTAAAATAATGTTTGTTTACTTAACTCTACCATCTGCATAGGCTTGTCGAATCTCTTCAGCAAGTGCTGCATAACGGTTAGGGTCTTTCTGCATGAGTTCAATAATGTCAGCACGTCTGTAAATCTTACGACTTGACCTTTCTCCTGAACCTTTTGCGCTTCCTGTAGATGCTGTTTTAACTGCCGATTTACGGGCAGTCTTCTCAGACTTTACAGCTTGTTCAACCATACCTTGACGGTCTTGCCATAAACTAAATAGCTCTTCAGCCGCATCGTAATTGTATTGCTTGTCTGCTTGTTGTAATAACGCAGAACGAACTTTACTCTTACCAACCCATTCTCCAAATGCTGGGTCTGAAATGATACTACTGTAGTTGGGAAAATTAGCTTTCAACATAGCAACAGTTTCCTGTTTCTTAATGTTTGCTGCCATAGCTTGAGCTTGTTTAACTGATGGATGGTTGTCTAACATCTTTTGAACTGCGCTTTTAGGGTTTTCAAAGAAGTCTAAATCGTCATCTTCGTCCGTACTAGCTGGGCTTTGTTCTTGTTGTGTGACGGTTTGCGCTTGGATAAAATCGTCCACTACCTTACGTAATTCACCTACTTCTTGTGATTGCTTGCCTAATAGCTTTTCAGCATTCTGGTGCATAGCAATAATGTCTTTAGGATCTTTATTTCGGTATTTGTCTGGAATATCATCTTCAGGTTCATCTTCTACAAAAGCATTATCTGGTTGGTCTTCTGATTGCTCTTCAGACTCTTCAAAGTTCTCTAGTTCTTCACCTTCTTCTAATTCGATTTCTTCTTCACGTTCGTCTATAAATTGTGCCATATTGTTCTCCGTACCTAAGTATTGTGGAAATGTTATATTCTAGTTCTTTACGCTTTAAGCCCTTCAAAGTGTGTCCGAGTTGCTAGAATTTTCTGCTTCTTCGTGGTAGCTCTCAATAAGAGTTTCAAACCCAAGAAGCATGTTAATAACGGAAAGTTCACCTTTCATACGAAACAGGTCTTTCTCGTTTTCTAGTTGATTTATATCAATTCTTTCTAAGCGGTCTTTTAGTTCGTCAACTATTTGCGCCCAGCCTTCACTGCGGAATAAATCGAAATAATTATTATAATAAATCTCTTCTGTTTTGGTCATGTTGTCCCTCCTTTAGGCATAACTTTATAACATATAGTATAACACAAAACAAAGTAAAGGTCAAGTGTTATATTTATTTATTTTACATCCCTTGTATAGGAGGCTGTTGAGCGGCTGTAGGTTGTTGTGTGGCTACAGGCTGTTCAGCTATTACGGGTTGTTCAGGTGCTTTAGCTTGAGAAGCGTTCTCTTTAATCATTAACTCCGCCACTCTATACCTGCGTTCGAATTCCTTATCATCCGCATCTCCTTCTTTAATGTTGGTAGCCACTGCTTTAATACGAGAAGTTTCTTTGTCGTACTGTTCGAGTGAGGCTTCCATTCTATACTTCTCAGCTCTTGCGTTAGCCTCTGCTGCTTGAGCGTTAAGGGCTGCTGCTGTAGCTTGTTCTTTAGCCATCTCAACTTGCATAGCCATTTGTTGACGTTGTTCTTGTTCTGGATTAGGCTTCTGAGACTCTTGTAGTTGTTTTATTAATTCATCACGATTAGATAAGTTCATGTTCTGTATAACAGCTTCGATGAGCATAGGGTATACAGGTGAATCTTGTCCTGTTGTTTGTAACAGTTGTACAAGCTGTGTAACTTCATACTCTCTAGCTATAATACCTAAAGTAGATGTAGGAAGGAATTTAAAGTCTTGTGCAGGATATAAGTCAGGAGCATATTGCATGTAACGCCAAGCTGTCTTCTGTACCATAGGTATAAGAAACAATTCTTGAAAGTTAATTAGTGTACGCTTATGTCGTTTGATGATAGCACCTAGAGACATACTAATACCTGCTGCCGTACCTTCTCCGTTAACACCACCTGCAACACCTGTACTATCTACAGCACCTGTTGATTGCTGCACCATACGTTCAAGCTGTCCTGCCTGTGCAAATGTAACCTGTCCTACATTACCGAAATTAAAGGGTTGTAGTATCTCTGCTGGATTACCATTAGTTAAGAACATCTTACCCGGGCGTACTTCTGGCTTCATGCCTCTAGGAAGCCTTGTAGCGTCCACAGCCATCATCGGATGAATGGTTAAGGCTAATGCATCAATACGTGCTCTAAGTTCAGTATCAAGTGCTTTCTGGCTGTTGTAGCCCTTCTCACAGACTCCTCTACCCCAAAAGCGATTAGGGACAATATCCCAAGGAAAAGCAACAATAGGTCTATCTTGCATCATGTATGGGTTTTCTTCTACTTTAAGAAGTTCTCCATTACCAAGTACCACTATAACTTCTACATAAGGTGATTTACTTTCAGCATCATCTTCATCTTCTGATAAGTCAACCATCTCGTCATCTTCATCAAGTTCTTCTGCTATAGCTGCTTCAAACAACTCACGAGGAACTAGACCGTAGTATTTAGTTAGTCTTACCTTATCATCTGGATAGTCTAACAACTCCTGATCAACCTCTAAAGCTTGGTCTGAATAAGCTGTTCCTATTTCTACATCACGATAAGTACCATTATCAATAAGCATTTCTACTTGGTGTGTTGGTACATATTGATCTACAATAACACCTAAGGCTTCTTCTACTGTAGTAGCTACAGGGTCTATAAGGAAGTTCTGCGGTAGTATAGGGTTTAGTTTTACAATGATACGGTCTTCAATTGTAACACCTACAGCTTGCATAGCACCTTCCATGATAGGCTGTGTAGCTGGCTTCATCTCTTTAACTTCTTCAATAACTAATTCACCAATACCCGTTCCGTATATAGCAGCATCTAGTATACACTCAGAAACAGCTTTACGTGTTTTAGTAAACTCAAAGTCTTCTTGTAACTTAGCTTTTAAGCTAGCTATGTCAGAGGGGTCTTGGTCTAATATATCATCTTTAATGTCAAACCATTTACCACGTCCAAACGTAGCTTCCTCTACTTCAGCAACACTAGATTCTACAGCCTGTTGTAACGCAGGAGCTATTAGTTTAGAACGCTCACTCTCACGTAACGTATCCTCACCACTCCAGATACCACGCCATAGACGATAGTATTCTTCATGCTTCTCAGAGTAGTTTGTTTCGTAGTGGTTACGCCATTCTTCAGCCTTAGAGCTTATCCAATCTTCTAAGCCTGATGAGGTGTATCTATCTTTATCTTCGTTCATTATTATCCTTAGTAACCTGCATAGAGGTCTAGTGGTTCATACTCGTCTTCATAATCAAGATGAGATATGTTGTAAGCTACGTTAGCCATTTGGTCTATGTAAGCTAGGCTATCTATTAAATCGTCATGTACTAGGTGATTAGGGAATTGAAATAATTGGTCTAAGAATTCAGCATTCCATTCACCCTTGTTTATATTTACATAGCCATTCTCAAACCTCCCTTGTAATGCCCATACAATCCTATCAGTTTTATTTTGATTACCATGTGTAAGCTCTTCAACTCTAAAGAACCTACTACGTCTTTTCATTAAATCTGTTAGAGGGGACATAACAGCCTGTTTAGCTATACCTCTTTCAATACCTACACTAATAGGTTGGTACTTCTCAACAGCATTAAATATCTTTTCAGCAGTCTTGTCTAATGTCCAACGACCATAGATTATCTCTTTAATCCACCATCCATGTTCATTTACTTTCAC